ATCGCGACCCCTATTTTTTCCAAGTGTTCACTTTTTGTTCCCCCCTACTCAGCCGCATTGACCAAAAACCCCCTAAGTTTTAACGTGTGAGCATGAGTAACCATGTGTACAAAGCAATAGACCCGTCAAAGGTCGACCAAGCCATCCTGTCCCCTGCTGACTTGCAGGCTATCGAAGACGATCCGAGTAAAATCGAGACCGTTGCTCGTATGTTGGGTGCAGTGAACCTCGATAACTTGTTCCGTCACATGCAAAACCCCACAATAAACCCGACGGCCCGGATAGAGTTCCAGAAAATGCTCAACAAGATGGGTAGGTTGGAACCGGATACCAAGTTGGACACAAATGGAAGTGGCCCACAGGTGGTCATCAACATAACGCGTGCCAAAGATCAGTCCGATGCCATCACCATCGAAGGTCAAACGGTAGACGATGCAACATGAGATAGACTTTGAGGTCATTGAGAGCCTTGATGAGTTCTTTTACTCCGAAAAATTCATTTCTCTGGCGGTAGGACCGGTCGGATCGACCAAAACTACGGCTGGTATTATGAAAATCCTGCACCATGCGGCACGAATGGCCCCGTGTAAGGATGGAATTAGGCGTTCTAGGACCATTTGGGTGCGAAATACGCGAGAACAGCTGCGAGATACGTCAATTCCTGACTTTTTGAAGTGGATTCCTGATGGAATTATGGGGTCTTTCCTCAAAACTGAGTACAAATTCGTCCTAAAAGTGGGTGATATTGAGTGCGAAGTGCTGTTTCGGGGGCTAGATGACGCCAATGACGTGCGTAGATTGCTCAGTTTACAGGCTAGTTTCATCATATTTGACGAATTTAGAGAGATTCACCCCGATATTTACAACGCAGCCCAAGGTCGTGTGGGCCGGTATCCCGACAAAATGATGAACGGTGTGGGGTGTGTAAGCGACGATGGTAAGCAGAATATGCACATTTGGGGCATGACAAACCCCCCTGACATGGACACTTTTTGGGAAACTCTGCTCACAGAGCCACCTGACAACGTGCATGTAACCATACAGCCCAGCGGGTTGGCACCGGAGGCCGACTGGACGAGGTTCTTACCTGACGACTATTATGACAACCTCGCGCAAGGGAAAACTGAGGACTGGATCGACGTGTACATACACGCGCAGTTTGGCAAATCGCTCAGCGGACAGCCTGTGTTTAGATCGTTCGACCGCACGGTCCACTCCTCAGATGAAGAGTTGACTCCCATGTTTAGCGACAGCCCGTTGCTGATCGGCGTCGACGCGGGGCTGACGCCCGCAGCCGTTGTCGGCAGCGTAACGCACGATGGGCGACTGGTTGTGTACGACAGCCTAATCTCTGATGGCATGGGCGCGTTGAGGTTCGTGCGTGAGAGGCTCAAACCGTTGTTAAGTAACAAGTTTCCGGGGCGCAGAGCGATAGTCATTATCGACCCTGCTGCGTTCCAGCGGGTTCAGACGGACGAGCGCACCGTCGCTGACATATACAAAAACGAAGGGTTCGTCGTGAAGCCCGCGAGGACCAACTCAATCGCGGCGAGGATAGCTGCGGTGGAGAAATATCTGACCCGTGTGGTAGACGGGAAGTATAGTTTCGTCGTCGACGGCGTTAGCGCGTCGTCGCTCGTGCAGGCGTTGGCCGGGAAGTATCGGTACAAGATCAACACGAAAGGTGCGCGGGATGAGAAGCCTGAGAAGTCACACCCGTGGTCAGATGTGGCCGATGCGTTTCAGTACATGTGCCTACACGCAGACGGCGGTGAGACGTTCGGGGCGAACTCATGGTCAACACAGCGCAAAGAGGTTGTTCGCGTCTCATCTAGCGGCTGGACCTAATCTGTTGACGTGTGAACACATAGGTGTTATCGTACGCATGACGTCACAGGTGAGATTTTGATATGGCGCTAGGCTCGGCCCTAATTCCTGTTGCACGTGCTTCTGATCTTGAGGCACAGGCGCAACGTGCTTCTGATGAAAAACAGAATACCCCCATGATACAGGGGCTGGCTTCTCACGTTCATAAACGTTGGGAAGTGATGCGAGATCACCACCAAGACAATTTAGAAGAGCGTCTTGCGCAGTGCGTTCGCGCTCGGAATATGGAGTACGAACCTGCGAAACTTGCTGAAATACAGGAGCAAGGTGGCTCAGAAATTTTTATGGGCATTGTCAGCGCTAAGTGTAGGACTGCTACTGCTTGGCTGCGAGATACGCTTTTAGGCACCGGTACAGATAAACCATGGTCTCTTAGCGCGACGCCTATTCCAGAGGTGCCACCGGACATAACTCAGGCGATGCAGAATATCATGCAGCAGAACCTGATGCAGTATTACGACGCTGGCGGGGAACCGCCGAACGAGGATGAGCTTAAACAGCTTGCGTCGGGTATGAAAGATACGGCCATGCGGTCTATGAAGTTCGAAGCGGAAAAGCGCGTCGAGCGGATGGAAACCAAAATGGAAGACCAGATGCTTGAGGGCGGCTTTACTAAGGCGCTGTTCGAGTTCACTAACGACATAGCCACATTCCCTTACGCTGTACTTAAAGGGCCGATTCCACGCAAACGTAAGGCGATGAAATACGTTGAAGGTGGACTAGGCGTTGTAGATGTACTTCGCGACGAGTGGGAACGCGTCGATCCGTTTAAATTCTACTGGATGCCGTGGGGCGATGACATTCATTCAATGCCCGTTGCGGAACTACACCACCTGACACGAGACGACGTTGAAAATATGCTCGGCGTTGAGGGCTACGACGAAGACGCGGTACGTTCTATTCTTACTGACTTTGGCTCAGGCGGATTCAGTTGGCTAGATCACAACGACGACCTCATGGAAGACGCCACAGGGCAGGATTTCGACGAGGCCAACACAGATTTAGTTGCGGCTATACAGCTGTGGGACACTATTCCCGGCGATGTTTTACTCGAATGGGGACTGAGCGAAGACGAGGTCGAAGACCCACAAAAATCTTACCCCTGCGAAGTGTGGATGATCGACAATATCGTTGTTCGTGCGGTGCTTAACTACGATCCACTAGGGCGCAAGCCTTACTACATGACATCTTTTGAAAAGGTTCCGGGCCGTATTGACGGTAACGGGGTCGCTGACCTTTGTATGGACGCTCAGAATATGTGTAACGCCGCTGCTCGGGCGCTTGCAAATAATATGGGTATTAGCTCCGGTCCACAGGTCGGCGTAAATATTAGCCGCCTTCCAGCGGGAGAAGACATCACACAGATGTACCCGTGGAAGATTTGGCAGTTTAGGCAGTCTGACTACGCAGACTCAACTCCCCCTATGAGCTTTTTCCAGCCAAACTCTAATGCAGCTGAGCTTATGGGTGTGTTTGACCGCTTTATGGCGATTTCAGATGAAGTATCAGGTATTCCACGTTATATGACCGGACAACACGTTCCGGGCGCAGGGCGTACGTCTTCGGGGCTGTCTATGCTCATGTCCAACGCCGGTAAGAGTATCAAACAAGTTATTAGTAACATCGACCACGACGTAATGCGACCAATGCTACAGCGTCAATACCAGAGAAATTTAAGGTATTCAGATGATCCAGACCTTATCGGCGATGTCCAGATTGTGGCAACAGGCGCAATGTCGCTTGTCGTTAAAGAAGCGGAAGCTGTCCGTAAGACTGACTTCCTCCGTCTTATACTGGAAAGTCCGGTTGCACAGCAGATTGTTGGCCTACCGGGTACAGCTGAACTACTCCGCGACCTCGCGGGTAATCTTAACACCAATGTTGATCGTCTTGTCCCTAGCCGAGAAGATGTTCAGAAGCAGCAAGAGTTAGCTCAGCAGCAAGCAATGATGATGCAGGAAATGCAGGCTCAGCAACAGGCAGCGGAGCTACAAGAAGACGGCACGCCAAAAGGTGGGCGACAGGACAACGCAATGAGTCCGCGCCCAAATGGTAAGTAGTCTTCACATGTGTTGACATGTTAACATGTTTAGAGTAGATTTATCCCATGATTGACTTGAATCTTTGTGACCAGCAGCACGTAAAAGCACTGTTGAGGCTCAAAGAAACAGGTGAAACGGCTCTGTTAGGTCTCTTTGAGACTGAAGCTGAGTTAGCCAAAGCGCGGCTAGTAAAAGCGACTGATATGGTAACAATCCACCGGTTGCAAGGACGCGCAGAAGCATTTGAAGACCTACTTGAAGCCGTTGAAGAGGCGGCGAAGGTAGTAAACCGCTCGTAAGAGCACGATGAAGCACACCAAAGACGGGAGCAGCCTACCTCCGGGCGCTGTGAAACAGAGTTGGTGCTTTGAGGAGAACCATATGGCGTTGCCAAAGCAGGTACAGGCACAGATTGCCGAAATTGAAGCGTACGAAAAATCGCTAGAAGCCCAACACGAACCTCAACCCGAGGAGTTGGATACGGAAGCGGAAGTAATATCTACGATTGAAGCATCACCCGAACCTGACGAAGCGAAGCCAGCTGACACGTCACCGACGGACGTAGAGGACGACTTTAAGCAGAAGTACAGCACCTTACGAGGCAAGTACGACGCTGAAGTTCCAAGGTTGCACCAACAGGTGCGCGAAATGACTGAGGAACTAACAGCAATCCGCAAGGAGATGACTGCTAAAAAAGACGAGCCGACAAAGCCGAAGGAGAAAGTCAGTTTAGTGACCGACGCAGATCGAGCCGAATTTGGTGAAGAACTGCTGGACGTTCAGCGCCGAGTTGCGCAGGAAGTCTCTCAAGAC